GCTTGACTTTGTAGTTTTTTTGTTGTACCTTCGCTAAAGCAAATTAGGAACGACACTCCTGAGCACATAGATTCCCGATGGGCATTATGGCGTAAACGCAGAGACACTCAAGCTTAATGTTGTGGTAGCGCAAAGACTGTCCTCTTAGTTTTTAGGGTTTAAAACACAAGAAAGCATATAGGCTTCTTTGTTTATCTTTGTGATATGAGAAACCAAGACAATATTATCTGTACCGTTTGTTTATTAGCTAACGTCAACCTTTGCGGCTGTAAGTGATATGAGGGCTGTTCGATCAAATGGCGACCCTATAGATCCCAAGAAGTTAAAGAAAGGGGTTGGATGGGCTGAGAGCCGAGGAGGCAATCCTATGTTCATGAAGAACCCTACTAGCTCTGCTACGGGGAAGTACGGTCAGCTGTACAATCAGATCAAAGATCTAGAACCTATGCAGGGGGTGAGCAGGGACAGCCTTATTAATAACCCAAAACTTCAGGAGATGTTTATGGACATGAGGATCAACGAAGGTATCGGGGGGCCTAGCCTGTCGCGTAATGCAGAGGACCTAGAAGAGGAATATAAAGGTCAGCTAGGAGAGGAATGGGACTTCCGTCCTGATGAGGTGGCCGCTTTAAGTCATTTCTTGGGAAGGCAGGGTGCTAGAAAATACTTTGGGTCTATCAGAGACGGTAAAGCTTTTCAAGCCCCAGGAGTAAACAAAACCCCAGAAGAGTATCTGCGTATTTACAACGAAGGCATAAACCGATGAGAGCCAAGAAAAGAGACTATAAAGACGAGTACAAGAAGTTCCAGTCTGGCGGTAAGATGAAGAGGTACCGTGCGGCTCTCAATAAGCACAATAGAGACGCAGGGACTTATGGGAATGGCGATGGTCTAGATGCATACCATAAAAGAGGTAAGGTCGTAGGGTTTAAACCTGAGTCCCTTAACAGGGGAAGTAAGACAGACTCTGCTGGTGATCTCCGCGCTAGAGGCGGTAAATAAAATTGATTATATTTGCACTATGAAAGCAACTAAGTACAATCAGGGCGGTCAAGCAGACCTCTATAAGATGATTGAGTCATACATGAACGGAGGCAAGGTGTATGAGAATGGAGGTGGCCCTATTGAGGATAGCGCTGTAGAGCCAGGAGATGTAAGAGAGCTTATGGATGCTCTAAAGTCTTTAAGTTCTAGGGGAGGAAGTCCTCTTACAGGGAGAGAAGTAAAGGAGCGCATGTCTGATCTTAAGTCAGAAAGAAGAACAACGGCAGATCTAGGAGACTTTAGAGACCCCCGTTTAAAGTTCAACAGATCTAATTCTGATTACCAGGGAACTAACGCTGGGTTTGCCGCAGAAAAAGGAAGCTCTGCTCAACGCAAAGCTGGAGCTTATTATGACGACAAGATTAACAGGTTAGGAAATCAGGCTTGGGCAACAAAAGAATCTCAAGACAAAACTTCCCTTCCGCCAATGTTGCGAGAAGGAGAGTTTGCCGAGATCATTGCTAGAATGATGGAGAGCGGACAGCTTTAATCACTGATTGCTCACTAGGGTAATTGTATTAAAACTTACTGTCTCGTCTGACACCGTAAAGGGCTTTAAGCATGTGAGAGGGTTGTAAGATCCGTCTTCGTTGTAAGAAACTCCTACTGCTACAAAATTTCCAGGAGAAAGGAACGTAATTGCGTTTTCATAATCTACGTTTCGGACCCCGTTGTATACGTTGTTCAGATCTTCAGGCATTACAACGATGTAATCGACGTTCAAGTCTGCTTTAAAGAAAAGCTTTACAGACTCCTTCTCTTGAAAGAAGTTGTCGTTTTGAGAGACAGCAGTAACGGATACTGCAAGGGCAAGGGTTAAGAGAAAGTTTTTCATGGCGATTGAATTAATTGATTTGTTGTATTTTTGGTTTCGCTGATCTCAAGGTATGGCAAAGTTTTCGTTTTTCCTAATCCGAGATCCAGATCAGTTAACCAATCGTAGATTGAAAAAGTATTATTTCAACCCGTCGATCAAGAGAATCAACCCAGCTTGGGTAGCAGAAAAAAATAAATTTAATGAAGCTAAGCAAAAACCTCACCCTAAAGGAAGTAACGAAATCAAATACGGCAAACCGACTGGGGATAGATAACAACCCTGAAGAGTTTGATATTAATAACCTTAAAGCTATTGCCGAGGAAGTGTTTCAGCCACTACGCGATCATTTCGGGGTTCCTTTATATATATCGTCTGGCTTTAGATCTAAAGAATTAAACAAAGCCGTAGGAGGGAGTAAGTACTCTCAACATAAATCAGGTCAAGCTCTGGACATCGACGCTGATGTATACGGAAAAGTAACCAATAGAGAGTTGTTTCGTTTTATTAAAGAAAACCTTATATTCGATCAGCTGATATGGGAGTTCGGAGATGATGATTCCCCAGACTGGGTTCATGTATCGTACAAAAACGAAGGATCGTATGCTCCTAATCAGCCAGCTAACAGGAAACAAGTGAAGAGAGCCTACAGAGACTCTAAAGGGATTCACTATAAGGTTATTTAAAGTGAGTTGTAGAAACGCTGTACCGCCATTCTGCCTTTCTGCGATAGCGCATATCTTACACGGTAGTTAAATTTAGTCTCCTCGCGGAACAAATGGTCTTCCATTGTCTGCGACGGCGTAAGTTTATCGAAATGCTTATAGAGATACCCCTGCTTTAACATAGGGTATATAAGTCTGTCCGCTAGGTTGTCTTTATACATACCGTATTCTTCGGCTGCATACTTTATAGTAAAGAACTCTAGATCATATACCCACAGCATAAAGTCTATCCAGCTCCCGACTATGTCGTTCTGTAAAATAAACTCAGCTTTTACGTTCCTAATATTTTTTAGGTAGTTATTTTTTACATACCTAGCTGGTAGTTTTGATGACTCTCTAAATAACTTCGACTTCTTTACTTCAGACTTTGGCATAATTAAAGTTGTATATTTGGAATACAACAAAGTTATATCATGGAAGGCAAAGACACACAGTTCCTAGCGGAGATGTACCACCTGGTAAAAAAGATGGAAGATCTAATTGAGGAGTTCGAAGTTAAAGATCGCCTTCTTGCTTCTGTAGTTATAGGTCTTTTTAATGAAGAAGACATGGATTCAGAAGAGGATACGGCGCAAGTAAAAACAATGTACAGTTTTCACCTAGACAATAGGGACGAGCTAGAAGTAATTAAAGACTTAATGGACGAAATGTACCAGCCCGAAGAAGATCCCCTAGATGGGCTTCTCGGAGATTTAGGTATTTCACTAAACTAAATACAATGGAAGGACTTATTAGGAAGATAATCGTGGGGAAGGACCCTAAAAACGGCATGGCTTACTATACAGGCATGCGAGCGGGAGACGGAAAAGTTTCTGCTATTTTAGAAGACGAAAGAACACTCGTTAAATTTGGAAAGAAGCGATACTTGGTGTACATTGAGAACGAAGAAGGGACAGTCCTTTGGAAAGCAATCGATGAGATGCCTTGTATGTTAGAGTTTGATCTGAATTTTTAATTGATGAGAACATTTGATTTATTTATTGTCAAGCTAGACAAACAGCTTGATGATACGATGACGACCCCTGGAGGGTTAGAGCTTTTTATAGATACTAAATTTAATGAATTTGAAAACAGAATCCAAGAAGGTCCCGTTGTTGCGGCGCCTTTTAAACACGATACAGGGGTCGAGGTTGGGGACACTCTTTATTTCCATCATCTCGTGGTGCTTAACGAAGGCCAGGTACTTACTGGAGAGCATAATCACTATACTGTCCGCTTTGACCCAAATCATACTATTAATAATCAGGCTATTGCTTATAAAGATCAGCATACTGGGGATATACACCCTCTTGCGGGTTGGAGCCTTCTTGAGCCAATCGAAAAGGAGAAGGTTCAAGAGTCGGATACTATCGAGCTGGTTAAATTCTCAGAGGTCCCTGTTACAAAAGGTCGCGTCGCGTTTGCGGCTCCTTGGATTGAGGATGTAGGAGCTAAAGTAGGAGATGTAGTAGGCTTTCGAAAGAACATGGATTATCGCGTTAACATCGACGGTAAAGAGTATTATAGAACCCGTGCAGAAGATCTGATGTATGTCGAAATCTAAATTCACTACAATAGATGCCTCTCAGCGCCTTATGGCAAGCATGGAGATCGCAATCAATAATATGATTGAGGAAGTTAAGAAGCCTGTTGATCCCGACGCGGGAGGAAGCGCTCGTAAGGCCGAGCTCCAATCCATAAAGCAAACGGCCATTGACTGTAAGGAACTTTTGGTGGAGCGCCAGAAACTAGAACAGATGGTAAAAGAACTAAAAGAAAATGGGGAAATCGAAGAACAAAAAGATTATTCAGGTGGCTTTGCGGAAAGGTTCTCTAAGTAACCTTAGTTATTACTTTGATAATCAAACGATTAGCGACGATTACTTAAACCAAAACTTTAAGGTAGTTTACATGCCCTCGTAGCTCAGCTGGATAGAGCAACGCCCTTCTAAGGCGTGGGTCACAGGTTCGAATCCTGTCGGGGGTACAAATTAAATTTAGAATTATGCCAGACTTACACTGTCCCGATTGCGGAAAAGAAAAGTACGAGAAGAGCCTTACTATGCGCGTCAAAGACGGCGAGGCGTATTATGTTGAAGGAGTCTGTGAGTGCGGCTCTCAGATGAAGCTTACCAACCCTAAAAAAGGAGTACCTAATTTAGGCCGCATGAATTCACATGGGCAGAGCTTTTAATGGTTAATTTAATAGACATAGAAGGTTATGAAGATCAAGGGATTAAGATCGACTCTAACGGTACAGAGGGAGAATTTATCGAACTACATGGGCTTCTCGTTGTCCTTCCAAAAAAACCACCCCGATCGAAGATTCTCTTCCATGATCGGCCAAAGCACATGCAGCTGTGGACAAGGATACCAATGCCTGAGGAAATGCAAAGGGTTCGAAGTATGGATGAGTGGCACGAAAAACCGAGTGAGTTCCGCAAGAAGTTTTCTGCTTATATCGAACAAGAGTTTCAGCGTCGCCGTGACGGTGTTTGGTTTTACAATAATGGCATCCCTACGTATATTACAGGGCGGCACTATATGTTTCTACAATGGTCTAAAATCGATGTCGGATATCCTCAATTCTTACAATTCCAAAGAGAAATCTATATCCACATGGCTGCGTGTGAAGCTGATACTCGTTGTTTCGGTCAGCTTTATACTAAGTGTCGCCGTTCTGGGTATACTAATGTCTGTAGTGCTGTACTTGTTGACGAGGCTAGTCAAGTTAAAGAGAAACTTCTTGGTATTCAATCGAAGACTGGTAAGGACGCTCAGGAAAACATTTTCATGAAGAAGGTGGTCTCTATCTTTAGAGGCTATCCATTTTTCTTTAAGCCTATCCAGGACGGTACGACGAATCCGCGTATGGAGCTTGCGTTTAGAGAACCTTCTAAGCGCATCACCAAAAACAATAAGACATCCTATAAAGGAGACGCTCTAAACAGTACTATTAACTGGAAGAACACAACGAATAACGCTTATGACGGGGAGAAGCTACATATGTTGTACCTCGATGAGGCGGGTAAGTGGGAGAAACCTACCGATATCCGTGAGGCGTGGCGTGTAGAGAGGACTTGCTTAATTGTAGGTAAACGTATTGTAGGGAAGGCTCTTGTAGGGAGTACCGTAAACCCAATGAGTAAGGGAGGAGATGAATATAAAGATTTGTGGGATGACTCTGACCCGTCACAAAGAAATGATAACGGAAGGACACGCTCTGGCATGTATAGGATTTTTATACCAGCTTACGAAGCTCTCGAAGGGTTTTTCGACAAGCACGGCAACCCCGTTATAGAAGATCCAGAAAAGGATATAGAGGGTATTGACGGGGAAATGATCGACCAGGGCAGTAAGACTTACTTGAAAAATGACAGGAAATCATTTAAGGATGACCCCTCGGAACTTAATGAGGTTATCAGGCAGTTCCCTTTTACTACAGACGAGGCATTTAGGGACAGCATAGAGGGAAGTTTATTTAACATAGGTAAGATCTATCAGCAGATAGAGTTTAACGATGACCTATACCCCAATCCAGTCGTTAAGGGGAACTTTGTGTGGCGAAAGAAAGACGAAGAAGTTGCGTTCTCTCCTGATCCCAATGGTCGGTTCCGCGTTGCCTGGATGCCGCCTGATCATCTTAGGAATAACAAGGCTGAGGAAAGAGGCAAGAAGATTGCCCCTAACAAGCACATCGGTGTAGGCGGAGTTGACTCGTATGATTTAGACGCTACGGTAGACGGCAGAGGGTCTAAAGGCGCCCTTCATATGTACAACAAGTTCAATATGGACGTCCCCGCTAATATGTTTGTGGTGGAGTATGCTTCTCGACCAGACTTAGCTAGCATATTCTACGAAGACGTCCTTATGTGCTCTTTCTTCTATGGCTACCCGCTTCTGGTAGAGAATAACAAGTATGGTATCGTCAGATACTTTGAAGCCAGGGGATATGACGGCTACCTAATGGATAGGCCAGACCACCTTAAGACGGGTAACTCTTCTGTAAACGTTAGAACTAAAGGAATCCCTTCTAACTCTCAGGACGTTATTCAGTCTCACGCTCAGGCTATCGAGGCTTATATACACGATCACGTAGGTATAAAGCCAGAGTCTGCTGAGTTTGGTAATATGTACTTTAATAAAACCCTAGAGGATTGGATTGGCTACAAAATAGACAAGAGGACTAAGTTTGACTTGACTATTAGCTCTGGGCTGGCACTACTTGGCGCTCAGAAAACAAAGAAAGAAAAGCCTAAGGCCGACTTTAATGAGAAGCAGTTCTTTAGGACTTTTAAGCCGAAAACCTGGCACTTGTAGTTTTACTATATTTGCAAGAGCTAATCTCGCAACACTAACGGTAAATGTATAACGATAAAGGTAAAAGTGCTTCTGGATTCCCTGACCCGCTCGCATCAGCACAGGCAAAAGAAGGAAAGGAGTATGGCCTTAGCTATGCGAAAGCTATATATAAGCAGTGGGGCAACGTAGACCAAGAGGGAGGATTATATAACAAAAGATCTAAGGTTTTTGCGCGAAATAGAGACTACGCAAACGGAACTCAAGACACTAAGATTTACAAGCAGCTACTTAATACGCTAGACCCTAATAACGGGGACGGAAGTATGCTTAACCTTGATTTTACTCCTGTTCCAATCCTGCCAAAATTTGTTCGCATTGTAGTAAACAAGATTTTATCTCTATCTCCGTACCCTAACTTAGAGGCTATTGATCCGCTCTCTTCTTCTGAAAAAGACGCCGAGAGACGAAAAACAGAGATGTTGATTCAACAGAAGGCAGCGCTTAGCCAAATTAAAGAAAAGACAGGCGTTGATATTGCTGGTGATCTTGATGCTATCCCAGAAACACTAGAGGAAGCCGAAATTTTTCTTGAGAATAACATTAAGTCTTCTTCTGAGATTGCAGCGCAGATAGCTACAAACATGACGTTGTCTTGGAATGATTTTAACGACACGATTTATCGTAGATGCGTTAATGACATGGCTACGATAGGCATGGCGGTTGTTAAGCGGTCAAATGACCCTTCTTACGGAATTAAAACGGACTATGTCGATCCGTCTAATTTTATTCACAGCCACACTAACGACCCTAGTTTTTCTGACCTGGTTTACGCGGGACACGTAAGAAGCATGCCCATACAGGAGCTTCGACGGATTGCTTCTGACCAGTTCACAGAAGAAGAGTATAAAGAGATCGCTCAACGTGCTCAGAAGAAATACGGATACGACGCCTCGAAACTGAGTCAATCTTCTTATAACTCTTCTAGCAATACATCGAATTACGGGTTTGACGAATATATGATCGAGGTTCTTGATTTTGAGTTTACCGCTGTAGACTGTATATATTTTGAAGAGAAAGAAAGCAGGTACGGCAACCAAGGTTTTTATATGAAAGGAGATAACTACAAAGCTCCTTTGAATTCTGTATATGAACGGTCTGTAGAGAAGCTTGAGAACGCTGTCATCTATGGCGGTTGCTATGTTCTTGGTACTGATTTCCTGTTCAACTACGGCAAAGAGGTTAATATACCTAAGAACGTCCACGATATTTCTAAAGCTACCCTTTCTTATTCTGCTTGCGCAACGAATATGCTTAATATGATGCCTAAGTCTATGGTAGACAGCTGCATCGGATTTGCAGATCAGATTCAGTTAGCTCACTTGAAGTTGCAGCAATCGGTTGCTAAGGCTAAGCCTGACGGGATTATTATTGATATCGAAGGATTGGAGAATGTCCAGTTGGGTAAAGGAGGCGAGCTCCAGCCTTTGGAGCTTCACGATATCTACGAGCAGACGGGTGTCTTTTACTACAGAAGTAAAAACCCAGAGGGAGGTTTCCAGAACCCACCTATCCGCGAGATAGGCAATAGCATTAGAAATGTAAACGAGCTTATAGGCTTGTACAATCATTACTTACGTATGATCCGCGATGCTACGGGGATTAACGAAGTTATGGACGCCTCTTCTCCTAAAGGGGATGCTCTTGTAGGGGTTCGTCAGCAAGCTTTGGCTGCTGGTAACAACGCTATATACGACATCACTAACTCTTCTATGGTTCTATACAAGAAGGTGTGCCAGGATGTAGTTAAGTGTTTGCAGGTAATTCACCCAGAGTCAATCCTTTATCGCGTTTATGAGAACGCTATCGGTAAAGAGAACATGCGAGTCCTTTCTTCTTTCCGAAATCTGTCTATGTACAACTTTGGGGTTAACGTAGTGAAGGAAATGGAGGAGACTGAAAAGCAATATTTGGAGCAAAACATCCAGATTTCTCTATCTCAGAAAGAGCTTGATTTAGAAGACGCTATGGCTGTGAGACAGCTTAAAGACGTTAACCAAGCGGAGAGACTGTTAGTTGTTCGCCGAAAGAAGCGTATCGCTATGAATCAGCAAATTGCTATGCAGAACTCTCAGCAGCAGGCTCAGATTCAGCAAGCGTCTGCTCAGGCAGCGTCTCAAGGTAAGATGCAGGAGATGCAAATGGAAGCCCAAATTGCTACCCAGGAAATGCAACTTAAAGCTCAGCTAGAGGCGCAGCTTGAGAGCGTTAAGCATGAATTCAGAAAAGAGATTGAGATGATTAAGGCTCAAGCTACCCTTGGCTTTAAAGAGGATGACGAGAACTTTAAGCAGAAGCTTGAGGTGTTAAAGGAAGACCGTAAAGACGATCGAGTAAAGAAGCAGGCGGTAGAACAGAGCAAGTTGCTTTCTCAGAGGCAAGAGAAGAGAGGGGAGTTACGAGATGACTCTGCCCCTACAGGTATGGATTCACAACTATTAGGAGGACTATAATATGGCACAACAATTAAACTTAGACAGGTCTCAGCGAGTAGATATTGTCTGTAGGAAGGGCGATACGTTTACGCTGAACTTAGAGTTAAAAGATGACCTTGGGGTTGCTATTGATGTCACAGGCCACACTTTTTTAATGCAAGTGAGAGTTTCTGACGAAGACGAAACGCTAACAGACGCATCTGCCGACGTTCCATTATTGATGACCGTTGATTTAACCGACGCTTCGGATGGCCTCGTTAAGTTTTCGAAAACCGCCGCTAATATGAAGGATGTCTCGTCTGGCCTCTATGTCTACGACATCTCTCAAAACAACACTAGCACAGAAGAGACTATTCTCTACGGCACGTTCAAAGTAAACGAGGATATAAGCATCACATAATGGCTAGAGTAAAAGTTACTTTATCTAAAGGCCCTAAAGGGAATCAGGGGGATACGGGTGCTCAAGGGGCTACAGGACCTCAAGGCCCACAGGGTGAACAAGGAGAACAAGGCGTTCAAGGTCCAGCCTCATCTCCAGCTCCAGCGCCTACCGTATCGGTAGGTACGACGACGACTGGTGCGGCAGGAAGTAACGCTACTGTAGTTGACGGGGACGCGGGGACAGGTCTTTTATTAAACTTTACAGTGCCTCAAGGGGTTACTGGATCTCAAGGCCCTCAAGGTAGCGTTGGGCCAGGTGTAGCTTCTGGAGGCTCGGCAGGTCAAGCTTTAGTAAAAATAGACGGCACCGATTACAATACTCAGTGGGCGGATATTTCAGTAGACGCACAGTACCACGATCGCTTTGCAACCGACGCGGAGACGTTCCGAAGCGGTGCAACGGCTACGGTGGAACTTTACTATACAGCCAAAGCGGACGGAGACGGACTAGCGCAAAGCGCAAGCAGCGACACCCCAACAGCGGGAAATACTATCAACAGAAAGATTTACTACTCCGAGGCAGCGTTCGCCGATCCCGACACGGGTACTTGGGTAGAGTTCACACCTCGTCCTGCAGACGATGCGTCTTTCGCTACGGTGAAGGCGGCACTACTTGAATACCTTAAAGCGAGGACGGGCGGAACTGTACCGATTAGCTTGAAGCAGACATGGGAGGAAACAGAACCTTCGACGTTCTTGCTTGACCAAGCGTATGGCAGCGTTGCGGCTGCTGCATATTCCACGCGTCAGCTACGTTTGGCACAGACCGACTGCATGACCATCCGACGGGCAAGCGACAGCACGACGACCACGATAGGCTTTGACGCTTCAGGCAACATAAACGAGAGCGCAATCACGACTTTCTGCACGGGTACGACTTGCACGGTCAGTTCTTGGATTGACCAAAGCGGAAACGGGAACAATGCGACGCAAGCAATTTCATGGAAGCAGCCGACTATATACACGGGTGGAGCGTTGGTAAAGCAGGGCGGAAGATTTACTCTTGATTTTGATGGAAGTGATTTTTTGAGAACGTCTAATGGAGTAGCGAATGACGAAAAACTGACGTTTTTTGGAGTACATAAACAAGACAGAACGAACGGGTACAACGTTACATTTTGCCTTCCTGCTAACGCCACAACACATTCATCACCTTATTTTAGGGTAAGTCAAGCAATCGATAATAACCCAGCAGGAGACATTGATTATTACATTAACGGCTCGGTCAAAGCTAGCGGCTTCGCTTATCCAACAATTCAAAGCGCGTTTAGTTTTAACACCTTTGCAGGCACTTCCTATTTAAGCGGAACGCAAGCGCTGAACACAACAGGCGCGTTGGTTACATATCCCACAAGCGTGCCTCTTATCATTGGGGCGAACACAGGAGGAACGGAACAGTTCAACGGTAATTTTCAGGAATTTATAACGTACTCGTCAGACAAATCCACAGACCGCACCGCCATCGAATCCAACATAGGCGACTACTTCACCCAAAACACGCCACTCCTCGACACGTATTCAGGTGCGGCGGCGGCGTACTCTTTGAGGCTTTTGGATTCGACGTATACGGGTTCAGCAATACGAGTCCGTAGGTCGTCAGACAACACCGAGCAAGATATAAACTTCAACGTATTTAGTGAACTCGACACGGTTTCTTTGACTGCCTTCGCAGGTACGGGTGATGCCTTCGTAAAGACTTGGTACGATCAAAGCGGAAACAGCTACGACGCGACGCAGACGACCACATCGAATCAACCTAAAATCGTTTCAAGCGGTGCGGTTATAGTGGACAACGGGAAGCCTGCTGTTGAGTTTGTTTCTCAAAAGCTTAATCTGCCCCTAGCAGTTGGCGTTGACTTTAGTGTAAGTTGGGTATGGAAAACTTACAACGAGGCAAATAATCAAATTCCGTTAAATACAAAAGTGGATTGTTACTATAATCCAGGAGGGCCAAAGAACTACAGACTTTATTTTGGTGCTGCGCTTTATCAATGGACCGCTAACGATTCACCCGCCCCTATTTTGCCATCAAACCAAACGGCTGTATGGATGAATTACAGCACTTCAGAAAATTGGTATATGCGCACAAATGGAGTCGAAAAATCATTTAGCTCTGGCGCATCATTTACCCCTGCCAATGGAGAAATTGGAAGTTTTTGTAATGGTGTAATTCAGGAAATGATTATATATAACTCTAACGAATCCGCCAACCGCACTGGAATCGAAACTAACATCAACACCTTCTACAACATTTACTAATGAACGGCTTTATAATCGTACTACCTGAAGGCGTTTTGTTAAGCGAGCAACGCGCGGAACGAATCAGCCGCGAACTTTACTGCGTCACCGCACCACTTGCCACACAAGAACCCTATCAACACGACGGGAAGGTATTCGGCATGGTGGAGCATCCTGACGGGGTGCAGTTCGCTTTGCAAGTGGATACCGAATACAACATACCCGTGAGCCCATTGGCGACGTTAGAACGGCTTATATCGCTTATGACGGAACTCACGGAAATCGAAGTGCGGCAGTTATCCTCCTACGTTCTGAACTCGCATTCTTTCCCGTTTGGGGCAATCGTTCCGAGTACGACGACGGTAAGGACACATGAAGAAATGGTGGAGCTGGGTTGGTTTCCTGAAAATATAGATTAATATGTCAGTTACAGAAGATAC